GATGAGCTTGACCTTAATTTAAAGGAAAGATATAATTTAGATCAATTTGCTTTAGATAAGCTTAACCTTAATAATAAACGTATCCTAGAAGGTAATGAAGAAATCTATGAAACTCCAATCACTAAAAGTAATAATGTTTCTGATATCATCGAAGGTTGGGACAAGGTTTTCAACTCGAATCTGGGTGAAATGAATGATGTACTAGTTTCGCTTGAAGAGAAACAAAAGTCTAAAGTACTCCCTAGGTCACAAGCCGTTAATTGGGAAGAGCGTAAATCTTCGCTTGATGAGTACTTTAAAGGTCGACAGTCTGATTATAAATATATGCCCGAATTTCATGATAGTGGTCCTCTACGACCCATTAGTATTAGTAAGGCAATAGACTTTCTCAAGAATAATACCTCAGCCGGTCTGTCATCTATGCTGAAGAAGGGTGACATAAAGATCAAATTTGCCGATATATCTTACTTCAAAGAACAATTAGCATTGAGACTTCCATGTATTTTATATACTCGCACACAAGAAGGCATGAAGACTCGGAACGTTTGGGGATTCCCTATGGTGGATTCTTTAAATGAGATGACAATCTACATCCCTATTCAGCGGGTACAAAAGAAGAAAAGTTACCGAGCAGCTCTGCTAGGACCAGAGTATGTCGACAAAGAGATAACTCGCTTAATTGATTTCGCTCTGGCGAGAGATCTAACATTAGTATCTATTGACTTCACAGCCTATGATGCGTCAATTACTAATCTTCAAATCCATATCGCTTTTAGTTATTTCAGATCCCTATTCCAAAAATCTTTCCATTCGGCTATAGATTATATGGAAGAAAGATTTCGTACTATCGGAATTGTCACACCCTTTGAAATATTTGAAGGTGATCATGGAACACCAAGTGGTTCTACACTTACCAATGAGGTAGGATCCGTAATCCAATACTATGTTTACGAGGATACAGGGCTAGTTTATATGGAAGTTCCCCAGTGCCAAGGTGATGACGGCGCACTAGCTGTTGACGATGAAAACGTTGACAAACTGTTCGATTCTTTTGAAAAATACGGATTAGAGATTAATAAATCTAAAAGTACTATTGCGAAAGATTGGATCGTCTTTCTGCAGAATCTATATCATGTTGACTATCGTGATAAAAGTGGTATAATTGGTGGTATCTATCCGACATATCGCGCATTATGTCGTTTAGTTTACCAAGAGCGTTGGGCGGATTTTGAGAAATACGGAATGAGTGGACAGGATTACTACTCTTTAAGAGCTCTCCAAATTTTGGAGAATTGTAAGTACCACCCGATATTCGAGGATCTATGTCTATATTATTGGTCAATCGACAAGTATAATGTTGAGTTTTCTGATGAAGGTCTTAGTCTCTATGTCGATATGGTAGAGAATAAGGAGGGGAAATCAGGTATTGTTGAGAATCAGTATGGAGATAAGCTTTACGGTATTCGAAATTTCGAAAGCTATAAGCTAATGTGTAAATTCAATAAACAATTTGCGTAAGACCTA